CTTAACATCAAGCAGCGTTTAGAGATGCAAAAAAGTATTGCTGCTGAAGATATATCTATTAAAAAAACAAAAGCCCCTACTATAGTAAAAGAGAAATACCTTGGAGATATAACTTTATAGACCCAATAGTTGTCGAACCGCTTGGTGGCGTACTGTCAACATTAGCAAAACAGCCTTCTTTACTACTAAACATACCGTCTAAGGTTAGAAGTGAGATAGCAGCACTATCCAACAGCAACAGTGAAGAAGCGAGAGAGGTGCTTAAAAATATTTCTCCAGATATACTTAGAGCGATATCTGAAAACAAGCAAAAGGTAATGATACCACAAGATAAATGCAGAGTTCTTTATTATAAAAAGGATGACTGGCAAGTTTGGGCCGATCCTATGCTCCATTCTGCATTTGAAGATATTAATCTATACCAAACGCTAAAACTAACAGACAAAGCTGCCCTTGATGGTGCTAGAAATAAAATTAGAGTTTGGAAAATCGGTAGCTTAGAGCATAAACTAGCTCCTAGCCCTAAAGCTTCTAGCATTTTAGCTGGAATGCTTGGAGCTAATGTTGGTGGAGGTACTATAGATGTTGTATGGGGTCCAGACATTGAGTTGATTGAAACAAGTAGTGATATTCAATCTTATCTTGGTGAAGAAAAATACAAACCAACCCTAATGGCTATATACGCTGCTCTTGGCATACCTCCTACCCTTACTGGTACTTTTGGAGCTTCTGGTACTACAAATAACTTCATATCTTTAAAAACCCTTATAGAAAGACTTCAGTACATTAGAAGGCTTGTATCAGAGTTTTGGGAAGAGCAGATTAAAATAGTACAAAAGGCTATGGGTTTTGCTAAACCAGCTAGTGTTGAATTTTCTATTATGCACCTTGAAGATCCAGCTTCTATAATGAATATTCTTATATCAATGGCTGATAGAAATATTATTAGCGATGAGTTTGTACAAAGGTATTCTGGTGCTAATCCAGATGTTGAATATAACAGAATTCTTAAGGAAAGCAAAACTAGGGAAAGAAAAGATATGGAAAAAGTTAGCCCTTATCATCAAGTTGATAAAGACTTTGGATTGTCTAAGATTGCCCTTCAAACTGGTCAAGCGTCACCTTCTGAGGTTGGCTTGAATCTAGAAGAAAGAAAGGAAGGCGAAAAGACTTTGATGGATATGAAAATGCAGGAGAGCAGAAATAAAAGAGGGAACATCCAAGATAAGTCGTCTCCGGGAGAGCCGGGCAGACCTAAGAATTCCAATGATCTTGTTAAGAGAAAAGAAAAGACATTTAAGCCTAAAACTAAAGCTGAAATTGAAATATGGGCCAAAAGAACTCAAGATAAAATATCTAAAGTTATCAACCCTAAAATTGTAGCAGCCTATGGGAAATCTTCTATTAGAGAGCTTAACTCTGATCAAATAAATGCCCTAGAAAGCTTAAAATTTGAAATTTTGTGTAACCTAAATGTAGGAGAAGATATTAATGAGCAAAGCATAGCTTCTGCTTATAGGAATCCAAATAAAGACATACATACTGAATTCAAAAATTGGATCAGTGCTGCTGAAGAAAAACACGGTAAGCTCACAATTGAAGAAATACGCAGTATGCGTGCCTACTTTTACGTTTGTTATATGGAATCTAATAAATGAATGAAATAACTATTTATAATGTAGAAAAAGAGTTGGGTCTAGAAGACAAAATCAAGGCCCAATCTTCTATAGCCTTTGTTTCCCCTATTCTCAAGCTTGATTCAGAGGCTAAGAACGAGAGTCAGATATTAGATATAAGTAAAGCCTCAGCTTTAACAACTATTTCTAGTATGGGCTATGATGTTTCTAAAGATCCGCTTCTTCATCACGTATACTCTATACTTGTTTCTACTGTATGGAATAAAAATGATGATATTTTTGACAAGGCGGCAGTTTGGGCGGCTAGAAAAACTCCCATCTTTAAGCCAACAAATTTAGATCATGATGAGACAAAACTTATAGGAACAATGATTAACTCTTGGCCTGTAGACTCAGATATGAATTTGATTGCTGAAGATACTTCTATAGAAGATTTGCCAGATGATTATCATTTGCTAGTTGATAGTGTAATATATAAGCAATGGCAATCTCCAGAGCTTCAAAATAGAGTTGATACTCTAATAGCTGAAATTGAATCTGGTGAAAAATACGTTTCTATGGAGTGCGTATTTAGTGGTTTTGATTATGGAATTATTGGCCCAGATGGGGCGGTATATGATCTTCCAAGAACATCTAGTACAGCTTTTCTTTCTAAGCATTTGAGGGCTTATGGCGGAGAAGGTGTATATGATGGGTATAGGATTGGTAGAATACTTAAGAATGTGGTCTTTAGTGGTAAAGGCTATGTTGATAAGCCAGCTAATCCTGATAGTGTTATCTTTGATAAAGATTACGTGGTTTCCTTTGCTAACGTTAAAAGTGGTAAAGATTTAGATTTAAATAAAAATGGTGTAACTAGTGTTGACGACAAGCAACAAAATGAGTTTATCTCAACCAAGGAGAAAGAACAAATGTCAGAAAATCAAAATATTTTGAACGAACAACTTAAAGAGCTTAAGGACGCATATGCTTCCCTTCAGTCAGAAAATAAAAGACTAGCTGAAGAAAACTCTAAGGCAAACATTTCACAATATGAAAATAAAATTACAGAACTAGAATCTTCTCTTGCTATGGAAAAAAATTCTAAAGAAGAGATGAAGAAAAAGATGGACGAAGAAAAATCTAAGTCCGAGAATCTAGAAAAAGAACTATCAGAAGTCACTGAGTCTATGAATAAGATGAAGGGCGAATGTGATAAAATGAAAAAAGACGCTATGATGAAAGAGCGTAAGGACAAGATGGCTAAGTCTGGTATTTCAGATGAGCAAATCGAAGAAACTTACCAAGCTTTCTCTTCTATGAGTGATGAACAATTTGAAGCTGCTATTAAGCTTCTATCTCAAGCATCAACAAGCGAAACTAGCACAGAAGATTCTTCTGCTAGTGAATCTAATGAAGAAGAAACAGAAACCTCAGAAGCCTCTGAACTCGTTGAAGACGATGAAGAAGGTGGTTCTCATAGTGTGTCAAGCGAACAAGAAGAAAGTGAGCTAGACTCTGCTCGTGCGTCACTTGCAAATTGGGCTTCAGAACTTTTTAGCTCAAAAAAGTAATAATTTAACTAAATCTATTAGGAGAATAATAAGATGGCTTTAAAACCAGATCGTGTAGAACATCTAACAGATATCTCTTATTTCAAGAGTGATGCTACAGTAGAACGCGGTATTATTGTTGCACACGGAACCGGTGGTTCTGGTGCTGCTATGGATGACGCTCTAGCTAAAGTAGCTACAGTTTCAGCTTATACTGACAAGCCTGCGGGTTTGCTGTTGAATGATGTCGTAAATATTAACCTAACCCGTCAACAATATAATGCTCATAAAGACGAGATGCAACTAGGTAGCAAGGTTACTTTGCTACGTCGTGGTACCGTTGTTACTGACCAAATTTCAGGTACTCCTGTAGTTGGTGAGCAAGCATACTTTGGCCTAGATGGCAAACTAGTAACAAGAAGTCAATATCCGGGTACTACTGGCTTCAATAATGATCCAGTTGGTTCTCAAGTAGGACGTTTCCTATCTGTTAAAGATTCAGACGGATACGTTAAAGTTGAAATTAACATTGTTTAATAAATATATTGGAGTTTAAAATGTCTTTTGAATTTGAAAACAAAGATGCCATTCTTGTAAAGTCTGGCTCTGCAAACAAAGAGGAATCACTAGCGGCTGTTAGAGAACTAGCTAAAGCTATTGAAACCCCTATCCGTAAAGGTCTAATGGACGGAGATATTACAGATAATATTTTCGAGCCAATCAACCTAGCTCCCGGTGCTACTAGTGAATTCCCTATGGACTTCATTTCTCCGGGTTCTGAAAAAGATTTCGTTGCTTACACTATCCCTAACCACGGTCGTATTCCAGAGCGTAGAGTTGAAGGCGATTACGTAATGGTTCCAACCTATGATATCGGTGCGTCAATCGACTGGCTACTAAAGTATGCCCGCGATGCTCGTTGGGATATCGTTGGTAGAGCTATGGAAGTAATGAGAGCACAATTCACTAAGAAGTGGAATGATGACGCTTGGCACACTTTGATTTCTGCTGGTGTTGACCGTAACCTTTTAGTTTACGATCCAGACGCTTCCAATGGTCAATTTTCTAAGAAACTAGTTTCTTTGCTTAAAGTTACCATGAGACGTAATGGTGGCGGTAACTCTGCTTCTAACAACAGAGGTAGACTAACTGACCTTTACCTAAGCCCAGAAGGTATCGAAGATATTCGTAACTGGGGTGTAGATGAAGTTGATGACGTAACTCGTCGTGAGCTAATCACATCTGGTGACGGTGGCCTTGTAAGCCGTATCTTCCAAGTTAACCTTCACGACTTGGATGAGCTTGGTGATGATCAAGAATATCAACTATTCTACGAAAACGATCTATCAGGTACTCTTCCTTCAGGTGACTCTGAAATCGTTGTTGGTCTAGATAGAAGTAGCAGAGACAGCTTTGTTATGCCTATCCGTCAAGGTCTAGAAATCTTTGAAGACGATACTCTTCATCGTGCTCGTAAGGCTGGTCTATACGGATTTGCTGAGCAAGGTTTTGCTGTACTTGACAACCGTAGAGTTCTACTAGGCTCTTACTAATACAAGTAAGAATCTTTAAATAAATACAATGGCCGATGGTGGCACTTAGCTGCCATTGGCTTTTTTTATAGGGTTATTAAGAATGAATGTATATGGCAAGCAGGCTGCTTTTGATCTACTTTATACTAAAATAGTATCTGGTATCAACCACATGGCTGTTATCTCTGATAGTCGTTTTACGAGATATAATGGACCCTATGGCAGGGCGGCATTTTGGCACTTGTCTAGTTCTATAGGTCCGACATTCGGTGGTATTGCTGGTGGAGGCTGGGTTAGCCCCTCAGAAGGTACAAGTAGCACAACAATCCAGCAGTCACAACAACCTTTTGGTGTTGGCTTTTATACGGGAGGGTGTACTGCTACAGAAAACTTAACAAGCCAAGGGCCTGTAGTTATAAATGACGACTCAATTCCTTTTAACTTTCGTAGGGTTTCTATTCCCCTAAGTAATACGGCTAGATTTTATCCTGATAAATGGTATACAGCATTTGGTGCGAGCAATTCAGCACCTATTTTTAATATTACTCAAGGTCCAATTACAAGTCTTAAGATGAGAGCATTATGTGATGGTCAATCTTCTGGTGGATTTGGAACGATACGTTGGACTTATCCTAATACTTCTAATGTTTCTGATGTTCCTTATGCCGCTCTTACAGTAGATGCCCCTTGTGTTATTGAGCACACTAAGGCCGTAACAGTTCAAGATACTGACCCAGCAGTTGGAGATGGTGTTGCGGCTCAGTATAGAATACAACCAGTTGGTGCTGGTACAGACTTAAAATTATACGCTAGCCAGTGGTTAAATGGTGATGCTAATCGTGGTCTTACTATTACTACGCTTTCAGCGGGTGGAGCCGCACTTGATGATATGTTAGCAGCCCAAACAAATGCTGGTGATGTTTTAGATGCCGCAGGTTTTGGAATCGTTAATATTATATCTGGAGCAAATAACTCAGCAGATTATCGTGGCGACCTAATTGCCTTGATTGATTGGTTAAACACTAATATTACAAGTAATAATCTTTTAATTTTTGTGCATCAATCTTGCTATACTCCCGGAATTGCACACGTCGCATCATTGCCGACGTTTGAGACGATTGCTAGTGAAGTAGCGTTAGGATATGATAATGTTATTGCTTGCGACACATACAGTCACTTAGACTCTTTAGGGATCAATAGTGGTGCCGATGCTTGGCTTGACGACTCTACAGATGGTTTGTTTCAGGTTGATCAGGTTCATTTTCTTGATCAGGCTGGACAATATTACTGGGCAGATGGTGTTGGGCAGGGCATCAAAGATGCAGTAGCAAAAGCAGAAATTCCAAATAATAGAACTATGCTTGATCTTGCTAATATGATAACTGGCACTGGAACATCTACTCCACAATT